GCTGCTGTACCTAGCCCTGAAAGAAGTCCGCCTGAGAAGGTAGATTGTACTGTAGTAGTAGCACCAAAGTTTGTAACTGATTGTAGAGTCTGTTGGTCGAGGTCTGTAGGTGTGTAAGGAACCCAGCTTGTGCCGTTCCATTTTACGGATTGGTCTACTGTTACGCCTGATACAGCAACATCACTTAATTGTGAGAACCTTGAAGTACTACCAGCAACACCACCACCACTAGCACTTTGTTTACTTAATGCTAATTTATCAAGAAATTCCTGTAGACCGTCAATAGCTTTAATCTTTAGTTTGCTTCCTCTTGGAAGATCCTCAAGTTCATTTCTTACTTTAATAATATCAAGATCTCGATACCTTACTTCTGTTATTGTTTTTGTTATACCGTCATTACCGTCGTGGTAGTGAATACCTTTAATTGGAGTAACTTTATTAAGTATAAGATCATAATCAACAGTAGCGTTCTTACCGTCTACATAATCTACTCCCTTTACAGGTTTTACTTTTGCAAGAAACTCTTTTATTTCTTTATCAGTAAAATAGTCCTTACCTTTTACTAGAGTAATTTCTTTCTTTATTGCCTGTAGCTCTTTGTTAAGATTAAAGTCTTTTCCGTATACTGGTGTCTTTCCTATGTCTCCTTGAAGAACAGGAATACCCTTACCATTAAATGTAAGGTTAAGACTATTTCTGTATTGCTCTTTTTCTGCAATCTGTGTAAGTAGTTGGTTAGTTTTTTCAGCTTGTCGTTTAAGCAAAAGAATATAAGGTTGTACCTCATCTTTAATAACCTCTTTGATTATTTTTTTTTCTGTTGCCATTAGTTGTTATTGAATACTGGTAGTGTAGTACATTCGCAGTTAGGGTGAACAGGTGGTTCTTCAAAACCTGAAGGAAACATTGAACCAATCTTTACTACAACACCTGCATTATCAATACATTCAGCGTCCTTAGGATTAACTACCTGCCATTCCCATTCTTCTACATCAGCTTGTAAGAATGCCTCCTTAGCTCCGTAGTTTGCAGAAGCAGAAACTTCAGTACGAGCAATCATATCTGTTCGATAGTCCTTTGCCATTTGGTATACGTCTGCAACTCTTTGTGATATTTCATCAATACTTTCAGCATTATCAATACCCTCCTGAACAGACTTTGAAAGTTTATCGTATGTAGTTTCATTTATAGAATTTGAAAAGTATTTAGCTCGCTCTTCCTTAAACAGTTCTATTCTTTTTGTCTTGTCGTCAAAGCTCTCAAGTCCTACAAGATCTCCGGCATTTCCTCCACTTTCCTTAATATATTGAGATATAAAAGGTGTTATAAGAGATATACCAGCACTAACACCATTATCAAAATCAAATAGAATACCCTTTATTCCTTTAACAACAAACTCATCTTTGTTTAGTCCTTTAAGCTCTGTTTTAAGGTTACTCTGTACTTCTTTCTCTTGTGTATCAAAGTAAGACTCTAGCTTTCTCTTAAGAGGCTTTGTGTTGTTATCAATGTTTATTTTCCAAGTAGCTATGTAGTTCTTTCTAAGATCTCCTTCAATAAAAGTATATTCTTTTGTAACAGGTAAGGTTGCAATAAAGTCCTCTACTATCTTAGCTACTCCAGTTTTAAGTACTTTCTTTTCTTTTGCTACTGGAAGCTCCTTTTTCTTATTCTTCTTTAGACGGTCAACCTCCATAAGCATACTGCTGTCATAGATAATATCTCCGTTTTGTGTTGGTGGTAGTCCAAGAGCTTCACGCACTTCATTACGAGTAAGCCATTTGTTTACTCCTGCTATAAAATCATTTCGGATTTGCTCTTTATCTTCTTGAACAGGAGAGGTAAATTTGAAGTAAAGTCCTTCCTCATTAAACATAGGTAAGTAAAACTCATTAAGAGTATCAACAATCTTTTGCATAAGAGGTTTAATAACCTTTAGAGAAAAGACATAAATTGAAGCGTCAGCACTAGCTCGATTAACATCTTGCGTCATTCCGAGAATAGTTTTAGGTACTCTAAACATTGCCATTATCTCATCACGATTAAACCCTCGCTGTTCTAGGAACTGCATGTCAGATTGAGAACGTGAGATCTCTTGCCACTTAAGACCTCCACTAATAACAGCAATCTTGTGTGCATTAGCAGATCCTTGGTGTTCTTCATTCCATTCCTCCCTAAGACGCTTGTGTTGTTCAGGAGAAAAGTCACCGTCTTCAGCAGACAAGAGAAGACCGTCAGGTCGTGCAGAGTTCTGAAAGAACTTAATGTTAAACATTCTAGTCTCATTATCTGTATCAATAGCCCATTGTGTAGCTTCAACAACTCCCATACCCTTGTGAGGAAAAGGAAAATTACCATTAGGGTTAAAGTACTTGTGGTGGATAATCTCTTCAGGAGAGAAAGGTATTTTATGAGTACCGTCTATTGAATATACATACCCTTGAACAATAAGAGGGTTCTCTTTATCTAGAACAATCTGTACTTTATCTGGTCGAAGAATGTATATCTCTTTTGGATCTCCTTTACCGTCCTTACCGTCTTTAGCTACATACCAGTAAGCGTTACCTTCAAGATCCTTATAAGCTTGTGTTGCATTAAAGAGGTCGTTCTTTGTCATCTGTGCATTTACCTTTTCAATTACATGCAGAGCAGGGTGTTCAAAAATCTCCTTATCTCCCTTGAAAAGCTTTAGCTCAATGTTAGCAACATCTTCAGCACGAGCGTTTATACATGTGTATACCCAGTTCTTATATTCTGAAAGGAAAGATTGTCTTGAGAAGAAACCACCGAGCTTATTGTTAAAATATGTTGAGATATTTGTAAAAGGTGTACTTACTCCTTTTGCAACAGCTCCTTTGAAAAGTTTTGTTATGAAATTTGGCATAGTTTTATAAAATAATAATAACACGAATTAAACCAATAGATATACACACTAGAGCCAGCGAATAGAAGGAGAAGACTTAAATATAAAATACATTCTCATCATCAGAGTATCAGAGAAGTCAGGAGAACGTCCTATATTGTCCTTTACTTCATCTTTAGATATAACAGCAAGCTTTCTGTCCTTATCAGTATCTTTTCTTTTTACCTGCTCAAGCTCCTCAATAATAAGGTTTTTTATTACCTCATTATCACAATCAACAGAGATCTCTCCTCTATTTATTTTATCAGCAAGTACAAAATAGCATTGTGACTTTAAGTTTGCATAGTTCTGTCCTTTAAGTGGAGAGCTATTGTTAACAAACCCTTTACAGCCTAGATAGTCCTTAACACCTCCTCCAACACCGTCCTCATCAACAAGAACGTGAGAAATCTGTACTCCGTATTTTGTTCTCCACTCGTCTATAAGTTTTCCGGTGGAAGGTATGTGAGGGTTATTTGGATCTGGTACTGTTAGCATTTTCTTATACCCTGCTATTCTTTTGCACTTCATACCCTCCCAATATGAGATTACTGTTCTATCTCCTCCAAGACGAGCAACGTCGCAGACTATGTACTTCTCTGGTACTTCATTTTCAGGAACAATAAGCTTATTTGAGAATATATCTACAATAGCGTCATAGTTCATAAGCTTAGCTGGATCGTCATCATATTCCCAGTTACCCTTTTCCAACCTCTCACGAGTCATAGGATCGAGTCCACGTAGGTTTTCCTTATAACTTGGATCGATATGAGGGTTATCCCCAATAAGTGCCTGTACGAAGCGTCTATCAGCTCGTAGCTTACCTTCCCTACTAGGTTTGTAGAACTCTGTGTATAGAAATCCCTTTGAAGGGTTACATGACATAAGAAGCTTAGGTGTTAGGTTGTTCTCTTTTAGCTTGTATCGAATACGAGAACGTATAACATTTTTCGCTTTAACATTTATCTGTTGAGCTTCGTCAATAAATCCCCATGTGTATTCTGTAGAACCAAGACGGTCAAATTGAGGATCTGAAGGAAGAAACTTAAGCTCCTTAAGATAAATAACTGAACCAGTCTGGTAAAAGTAAATGTGACTATCAGTAACATACTTATAATCTAAGCCCTCCTTTAGTCCTAGTCGTGAAGCAACATCAAAGAATGTAAGCAAGGTAGACTCTTTCAAGTCCTTAAGTACTTCTCGAGCAAAGAACCCTCGAATACCTACATAGCTAATACTCATAACAATTCCAAAGCTTACTCCGAAGTCTGTTTTACCTCCTCCAGCACCTCCACCGAATAACAGCTCTCTAGTAGTTTTGTCTTTTAAGTACTCGTAAGCAATTGTCTGCTTAGTTGTTTGACTCCACTTCAGTTGTTTTTTGTGGGATAAGGTTGTCATTTTGCGTAATAATAACTTCAGTTACTGGAATAAACTTATGTTCAACCTGTTGCTTTTCCTCCCATTGCTCAATAAGTTGAAACCATAGCTTTATCAAAAGTGGGTTACCTTTCTTCATAGCGTGTTGATAGGTACTCATAAGCAGGTTACGAGATAGACCAGAAGCCCACTCTCTCATATCAGGAAGTAAGCTAAGTCCTTTTTCTCGTATCTTAATATTCCAATCTCCTAGAGTATTTACATGAAGATTATAAACACGAGCAAAATCTTTTTGTGTTTTTATATCTGATAACTCAATAAGTGTTTCATCTTCTATACCAAGAGCTCTAGCAATATCTGAACCTCTTGGAATAGTACCCTCTCTATTTGGTAGAGCGTTCTTCATTAGAGGTGGTAATGACTTCCAAAGAATGTATAACTCAAATTCTGTAGTCTTGTGAATATCACTCTCATACCCAATCATATTTTTAACATTTGTTTCTCCTTTTAATTCCATGATAGTTACCATAATACCATAATGTGATTAAAGTTTA